TCTTTCTAACAGCATTATCAATTGGATTATTTTTACTTAAAGCTTTACCTAATTGAATACGAGCAAGACGACCTACTATTGGTCCTAGATTAAATGGTCTTACTGTGGATTCTATTATTCTACCACTTATAGAACCAGAAGCAATTCTGAAAGCTCTATTAGCTAAAGCAGCAACTTTATTTCCTTCTCTACCAATTGACTGCGCAGTACCAAGACCACGAGCTATTGGATAGACTAAAGCACGCTGGTTTTGTAAAGTTCTACCTAAATTAGAACCACGAATACCCGGTATAGCTTGTGCTGTACCAGCCTTTTTACCGAAACTATAAAATCTATCTCTGAATATTTCAGCATTTGATTTATTTTTATTAGGTTTTTTTCTTTTAGGTTTTTTAGCTAAAGCTTCTAATGGAGTTACCATTACTTACTCACAAATGTTTGTAACCTTTTATATGATTCGTTTCCATATCTGTCTAAGACAGGTTGTACAACAATTATTTCATGATAATCAGAACCTCTAACAAGCCTGTCTCCGGGAACTACAGTAACATTAGGCTCTAAATATACGAAAAATGTTTCTATTGTTGTATTTCTTCCATCTCTATCTTCTTCAGAGCCTTGGGATTCAAATTTAGCTCTAACAGATGTATAAGTGTTTGCCCAGTTATCACTAGGTAAACCTCGTTCATCAATATTAGTATCTGATACTGTTTGAATTGTTATTGATTCTGGTAAGTGTCTATGCTTTAAAGCCATAACTATACTTTACAACAGGATGTTATAAAAATTGGTTAAGCATATCTCCCATCATAAATTCTTTATAAACAATGCTATAAAGCATTTTATTTTTACCGAGTAAGTGAGGGTTGTGTCCCATTTGAGCGCTGTAATCTCTAATTATGTTAATTATCTCTGCACCGATAATTTCATAGAGAGAAAGTACTTTTTTAAAATCTTTTGACCATCTAGCTGTTCCGTCGGGATTAAATATCACAAACGACCTAAATCCATTCATAATAATAAAACTAACTGCGTCATGTAACTTGTAGTCCATTTTTTTACCAAGTAAAGGAAAGTCATAACCTTTTTGCTTGTAAGAAGTAGCTATACCTAAACTTCCTATACTTCCCTTTTTAGATGGCCATATCTCTTGAGTTTTAAAATTTATATAATCGTATAAATAAAGTATGTCTTTTACAATAGTTTTATATTGCTGATATCCTTTAGGATTATCTCTATACATCTCTAATACTCTTTGCTTATCCCAATATGGATATATTGGTTGGTTCTCTACTTCTGCGTCATATTGATTACTTCTTAATAAATCTATAAGGCCAAGAACATATACAGCGTCTAATTGGTCTTTGTAATCTGTTTCATCAATTATTTCATCTAGCCAAGCAAGCTCTTTATTAGATACATTAACATCTTTACGAGATGTTAGTTTACTGTCTAGTGTTGCAGTCAAATCATCAGATAAGTCTGCGTCGTGTCCAATTATTAGTTCAACCTTAATAAAAGAATTTTTAGCAACATCTTCTACTCTCATATCTTTTACAAGAGTATATAAATTAGCACCATCAATAATTCCTTGTGTATCTGGGTCTTTTATAGTTACAGTAACTCTTTCAGCTGATTCATTTACTTCTACATCAGAACAGTATATTTTTATACCTTGTGACTTTAAGTGAAATGTTCCTTTTTCTCCGTACTCTTCTTTAACACTTCTAATTATTTCGTCTGCTACTTTTGTATCGTAATCTACAATATTGCAATTAGGGTGTATTGGTATTAATTGTTTTTGCGCAGGTCTATCAAAAGTCAAGTCTCTAATAGGCACATACATAACAAGTAAAAAGTTTTTAGTTTGTATTGGGTCTCTAATTATTGCATAGCTTTTATAGTTAAAAAAGTATCTACCTACTCCAGATACAACTTCTTCTGTACCTTTGTCCATTACCATCTGTATTTTTTCTTCTTAGCTTTTTGAAATTGTTTATAAGATTTTTCAGACAAATTACTTGGGTCTTTTTCCCACTCAACATCTACAGGAGTTTCAAACCTAATATTTTTTCCAATCTGTCTTTTAGCGTGTGAATTACACTTAGGACATTTAATTAATGGGTCTTCTGTAATAGAATGACTAACTTCCCATTCAAAAGAACATCTATGCAATATACATTGGTAATCGTATCTAGGCATTGTCAAAATCCAACTTAGTTGCTTTTCTATACCCTTGGTTAAAGTTACCACTAGTAAAATTCTTTCTAGCGTCCTCAGCATTTTTTTCTTCTTGTGTTACCATATCCATTTTTAAATTCCACTTGCTTCTTTTAAAAGGAATTGCTTGAACAAAAGGTGTTCCTCTTTTTATCATAAAATCTTTTTTCTTATGAATAAGTGTAGGAAAGTTTACTTCGTGCCAAGTATCAGTTTCTACAATTCCGGGAAGCACTGAATAATCTGATTGAAAGTTATAGTTGTAAGGTATAAACAATGTTGAATATCCTTTTGGAGTAAAAAACTTCCAAGGACTATGAAACTTAAGTGGATGTTTGTAAGTACTTTTTGAAGGTAAGTCCCAATTGTATATTTGATTATTTTCATGAAAAGAAGCACCATAGGGAAAATCTCTGTTATCCCATTCTAGTATTTCTTCTCCACCCATGTTAGGCGGAAAACCTCTTTGTAGTAAAAAGTCAGACCACATAGGAATTACAAAACCTTCTGTCATGATATCTACTATTGCTGGACATCTTTTTACAGTAAATGAATAAAACATATTTTGTGCAGTCTTACCCATTTTTCCAAATAGATTTTTAGCTTGACCGGGCATGGCTTGTGGATTCCAACCTTGTGGTTTTTCCTCCATATAGTGCTTCATCTCTTTAAACCAATCTGGCACTGCTTCTTGTGCTGGTACAACAGGTGCAAATTTTGCTAAACCCATTATGTCTGTTTTAAATTCTATTGTCTGTTTCTTATTGAACTTAAATTTCATTCCTACTTTGTCTCCTTTTTCTGCGTTTAAATGCTTTATGACATTCTTTACAGAATATTTTAAGTTTATCTTGTGCGTTAGGATTTTTTGAAAACTCTGAAGTTTTCTTATCTTTCTTACAGGATAAACATAATTTCATTTTATCATCACCTAGTTCTTCTTTTTTCTCTTTTAAAATAATCATGCAATCTTTGCAAAAACGAGAAAGACCATCTAAGTATTTTTGATTTCTAGAATATTCTTCTATAGGTTTCCATTCACGACAATACTTACATTCTTTTTCAATAGGGTCTTTTAAGTTTTTAAGAGCTTCTTTTTGTGCTTTTTCAACACGCTCTTTCAAACCCTCTTCTTCTTCTATCCAAGTTTTAAATCTTTCTAAGCCAATAGGTTGACCTTCGTAAGTTCTTGGAGTTGTTAGACCACCTCTACCTGTACGAATAATTTCTAAAATAGCTTCTGCTGTTTCTTCGTTATAAGCACCTCGTTGAGGTACGCCCGATTCTATTCTTAACTGTCTAACTCTTTCATGTGTTACACCCCATTCATCTGCCCATGACTGTAGCATTTTATTAGGGTCTGCTAAAAAGAGTTCCCTAGCTTCCTCTAGGGAAGGAGCTTTTCTATGTACCATACTTTAATTATACAAAGAATCTTGAACGAAAGGGGTTTAATAATGCCATATCTGCATTAGTAAGAACAGGTTGCAGGTTTTGTATAATTACATCACCAAAAGCAACATCATAATCTCCCACCCTTTCAGTAAGAGGTATGTCAAAACTTTGTGTTGTTGTATTGTCAGCTAAGTGACTTGAAACTTCTCCAGTGTCAGCTTTTGCTGAAATCTGTAAAGAAGTCATAACTAAACGAGCTGCGGCTCGTGCAGAAGTTTGTTTGATTTGTTCTGGAATGTCAGCAGCTTCGTAACCGCCAACATAAGTAACTGAAATATTTTTAGGTTTTATACCAGACCAACGAATAACTATTCTTCTTAATCTTCCGTTGGTGTAAGAAACATAGTCACTCTCATTGCCTTCAGTAAGTGCATTACTATCTTCAGTAATAGAAGTTATAGAGGCAACAGGAACATGCCTTAAAAATAAGTCTTGTTGTTCATTTCCGTCAAATACTTCTGTATAAGTTGCTTTTTCTACATCATGACCTAGATAACGCTTAATAGCCGCGTCAACATAAGGTATAAAAGTATTTGTGACTGAAGCTTCTACAGTAGAGTTTAAATCTACCTGTAAGAATTGCTCTACATCACCAACGCTACAAAGAGCCATTTAGGACTCCTTACTTATCTTCTGTATCTTCTGGTTTAACAGCTTTGGTTTCTGGTGCTTTTTTAGCAGCTTTTTTCTTAGGAGCAGATTTTTCTTTCTTCTCCTCTTTACCCCAACCTTGCTCTTTGAGCCAATCAGCTGGATATTCTTTACCTGCTTTAGCAATGAGAGAAGCTCCAGACTTAGGAAGTTCTGATAAAGGACCTTCCCAAATGGAACCATCTTTCATTTTCCAAATGCTTTTCTTTGGTTTAATATAATCTGACATGATGTTCTAATTTTACACTATAAAAACAAAAGAGCGGGTTTAACCCCGCTCTAATGTATAAATCTAAACTAACTTTAGAAGTTAGTGATTTTATGGAAAGCTGCTTCTCTGTAAACAGGGAAACCGACTCTCATGGTAGCTCTGATAGCTAATTGATTCTTAATAAAGAAATCGCTATGGGAGTCAGATACGGCTAATTCCATACCTTGTCTCATAACTAAGTTAGCTGCTTCACCACCACCGAATTTACCAACAAGAACTGTTCCTGCGGCAATTGCGGTTGTAGGAACGACTTTTAGTCCCCAGATTTGAGCTGAAGGACCTGCGCCCATACCACCAGCTGCTACGAAAAGTGGTGACTTTTCTGTGTAGCCAGCACTGGATGTACCTGCGAAGTCTGCACCTACAGAAGTCACAACATCATTCCAGTCATTAGGGTGCATTACAATAGCGTCTGGCTCTGTAAATGCGTTGACTCTGATGTCTGTGATTGCTCCATAAAGTGCACCAATTTTTCCTAAAGTTCCTGCGTAAGAGCTAAAGTCAGTAGAACCGACAGAAGCTTTACCAGCGTCTAAGATACCTTCTAGGTTTGGAGCAGTTCCATCACCATTAAGGAGTTGGTTGTCCAAACGAAGTCTTATCATTGTTTGTAGACGAGAGTTAATGTATCCTTGGATACCACTTTCGTCTGCAAGTAATTCGTCTGTTACAGGAATGAAGATACCCATTTTACGGATAGCTTCTGTTTGCTCTGTGAAAGCCAAAGCTGCTTCTCCAACAGCAGAACCTTCAGCAGCTTCAGCTGCATTATTTGTGAAGGTTGTTTCTTCCAAATAGCTGAATGCATTTTGGTCACTGTTGATTACATCAAATAATGATATAACAGCATTTGGGTCTCTAAGAGCTGTTTCCAAGATACCCGGGGTTCTTAAAACCTCTGGTGGATATCCTGTAGTTGTCAAAGTTGTTTTTGTCTCAATACGAGAATCTACACCTTTAACACCGCCCTCCATATAATTTTTATATGCGTCGGTTTGAACAAATTGCTCACCAACAGATTTAACTTCTGCTGATTCACCAGCTAGTGGCATTTCTGCAACTGGCTTTGAATCTTCTTTGAGAGCTTTTTCATTGGAAGCTTTTTTCTTCTCAATGGAAAGGTCTTCAACTAATTCAGCAAGTTCGTCATTTCTTGACTTAATTTCCTCTTTTTGTTCAGAGGTGTACTTGCCGTCTTCGTTGGCTTCAAAGACAGATTTTAATTCTGCTCTTTTAGCAGCAATTTGGTCCATGAGTTCGTTTGTGTTACTCATTTTTAGATTTCTCCAATCTATATTGCTTATACTTCTTCTATTTCTTCGGCTAAGGATTCAGCAATGATTTGTTGAGCCCTTATCCACTCAGCGTCAAATTCTTCGTCAGAGGAATCAGTGTTATCTTCTGGAGTTTCTTCTTCAGCAGCTTCATCTTCCGGTTCTTCAACAGCAGGTTCCTCTGCTGGTGCTTCTTCCTCAGTAACTTCTTCGACTTCAGTTTCAACATCAATAGTATCAGTTGAAGCCTCAGCTACCTCTTCTGTTTCAGCTTGTTCATCTTCCACAAGTTCTTCTTCTACTTCTAACTCCAAAGCACCCTCAGTTCCGACATTTCCGATGAACTCATCAATCTCGGTCCAAGCGTCGTTCAAGTCGTCTGCGACTGCACGAAGTGCTTCGGTGGCTTTTACGCCTAATTTCCTACCATCTTCACCACGGAGCATAGATATTGCCTTTGCTCGGGCTACTAAGTCATCTAATGCAGCAAGCACATCTATGACTTCTTCAGAGAAAGACTTGCTGTCTTCCTGTGAAACTTCTAAATCTTCTTCACTCTTCATTTCTTTTTTATCATCCTCCATTTTCATGCAAGGACCACCGTCGTGATACTTACAAGATTTCATTTCTTCTTCGTCATCTCCATAACTTTTTTGACTGCAACCACAATTTGCGCCACATCCAGATGATTCTTTTTCATCACCTTTAACATCAGTTATTTCTTTCAACAACTCTGTGTTTGATTTGATAGCTAATGTGTATGTGTCTTGATTTGCTCCAACAAGTACTGGAGAGACTTCGTAAACAGTAAGGTCTTTTAGATATCTAGCGTTTGTATCGTCTCCGCCTTTATCTTTTGCCTTACCAAAATCTGAATCGTTAACTTTATAGCCGAATGACCATTGTTGCATATCGCCCATATTCTTAACTAGGTTGTAAGCTTCTTTACCAGACTCGGTGTCCATAAAGAACTCACCTTTGAAAACTGCTTTATCGTCATCTTGTGCGATAGTTCCTTTACCAATTGGCATATCCCATTTGTGAGACCATACCATTGGAACTTGGTTATTTTTAAAACCAGATTTGACAGCTCCAGGCATAACAACATCCCCATCACTGTCAAGGGAATTGAATATACTGAAAACTGCTTCTACTTGACCAGAGTCATCTTTCAACTCTATGTCGATATTTTTAGATTCGTTATTCATACATCCTTCAATCTTAAATTGTACAATAGATTATTCAGATGTGCGTTTTAACTATTATATGATACGATTTCAGATTTTAGTTTTTTATTGTCTAAAGTCTGATATTATTCTTAGCTTTGAAATTGGCATAGTGACTTTTCTATCAGTCTTTTTATGGTCGCCATTTTCTAGTCTAGCCCATACTTGCATTATGGCTTCATCATCATTTACTGATGTAACAATACCATGAACAATTGAAGGTGGGTCTGGGTCTTTGTTGATTGACCAGCTTACAGCTTGACCTACTCTTACTGATTCTGCTTTGTTACCAGATTTTTTTGATGATAATGGATGTGAGCTAGGCAACAAGTCTTGGTCATAAGGTTTTCTTCTGAACTTACCTGTTCTCAACGCTCTTAAAAATCCATTAACTCTAGCCATTGCCCATTGCTCTGCTGAACTCACATTACCTCTTACTGAACCCGGATTGGTTCTGTAAGCACCTATTCCTCTGTTATATACCGCAATTAGCATACGAAGTGTTGCTCTATGATTAGGATTATTTTTATTATGGTCTTCTACTTTTCTAGTAAGACCTGCTCTAGCTTGGTCAGATATTGCTTTTAATAAATATTCCTCTGCATAATCAAGAGATTTTTTTCTACGCTCTCTAATAACTTTTTTATAATCGTTAACAATTGACTTCATTTGTGAAACACCACCAGCAGTTACACCGCCCCATTTCATAACAGCAATAGTTCCGTTAAG